TTCGGCAGCGACGCCGAAACGTCGACCGGACGAACCCGGCACTCAAACCGGCGAAGGCGGGGGGCGTAGGTGTCCTGCGTCGCGGACGTGCCAGACTGCTGCTGGACCAGGATGCCGGAGCCTGTGTTGGCCGAGGTTCCCGTCGTCAGGTCCGCGGTGCCGTAGCCGCCCGTTTCCCCAGCGACGTCGCGCGACGTGAAGGCGAGCGTGCCCCAGGTCGAGGCATCGTTGAAGCCGGTCGTGGTCGTGTGTACGAGCTCGAGGAAGGCGAGGGCGAACTGGTCGAGCTGGTCGACGGTATCCTCGGGCAAGTCCTCGAGCCCGTGCCGGTGGTCGATCCGCGCGGCCAGGTCCTGCGTGCCGGGCGAGGCGGCGTCACCGAACCGCTGGGACGAGGGCGTGGAGCCGAAGAGGATCGCGCCTCCGTCGCGGGTGAGCTCGCGGCAGAGGCGGCTGACGTAGCTGCGGATCTGGGCTTGCATGAGTCCTCGCGCCTGTTACAGGACGCCCGTAGGTCCGATGTCGGTGTCCATCTGGTCTATGATGAGCTTGTACGCGCGGATCATGTAGTCGTCGAACGAAGCGATGGTCGACTTCATACCGTCGATCTGCGTCGTGATCGTGACGTTGGGCTCCGTCGACTTCTTCGAGCGGTAGAACTCCAGCGCCTCGAGGAGGGAGCCGAGCGAGCGGATCGTGTTGTTGACCAGGTTCTTGATCGACGTGATGTCCGAGACGAGAGGCATTAGATTCCCACTCCCATCTGCGCCAGCAGCCGCGGGCGGTCCGGCTGGATGACGCAGGAAACATAGGCGAAGGGCCTGTCGGTGTTAATCGACCAGGACATAGTGATGGCTCCGCCCCCGGGTTCCGTCGAGCCGCCCCCGACGACTCCGGCTGCGGCGATATGGTCGTTCAGACGCTGCGTCTGGCCCGAGCCGACCGTGATAGTCGGCAAGCCCACGATGTCTTTCCATACGGCGAGGATGTCCATGACAAGGTCGCCGGTCGAGCTATCGAGAGTCAGCGCAGGCGCGTTGCCGACGCCGGTCGTCTTGTCGATGTCGCCCTCCGGCGTGGTCTGGCCCACTTCCTCGGGCGACATGGCGTAGACCACGACGGCGTCGACCGCGGCCGAGAAGTTGACCGTAATCGTATCCGTTCCCGACGCGGGCGCGATCAGCCGATAGATGGCCGAGCCGACGCGAAGGGGCGAGGAGGCCACACGACCGGCGTTGTCAATCAGCGTGAGCGACGCCGCGCCGTAGGTAACACTCGTGATCGAGATAACGCCGTTCGTCACGACCGCGATGCCGACGTAGAGCGCCCGGCGGGGGCCCGTGCCGACCGTGTGCGACCAGGCGATCGAGGAGGTTGAGCTCGCCTTGGCGGTCGAGACCGCGTCGTTCAGGTAGACCTGCATCAGACCGTAACAGTCTTGTATACGGTGTTGACGAATACCGTCGAGACCGAAGCGCCAAGCTGCGCTGTGAGCGGGTTGTTCGCCGTCAGCGGCAGGCCCTCGGAATAACAGGTCTCGAAGCCGCCTCCGTTGGCCGCGAGATGCGCCTTCTTGACGATGGTACCGGTAACACCGTCCCGGAATGTAATGGTGACAGCCGTTGACGACGAGTTGTGCGCCGACAGATTGGTCAGCACGATCCGATGCGTAGACGCCGGGTCGTCCGTGACTTCGGTCTCGGTCGTATTTGCGAGGTCGTTCTCCTCGTACTTGATGTCGCCGGGAAACTGCGTCGCGACCACAAGTCGACCGCGTCGGTCGGCCCAGGGCCGGACTACCTCACCGTCGGCCGAGACCGCGCCCTTGATCGAGTCGTCGGCCTCGACCGCGACTTGCACGGGAAGCTGGGCGACGGGCTGGTCGACCTGGGTCGGCCCCTGAACGACGACGCCGCCGGCCGAGTTGCCCGGCAGGCGGTCCCAGGTGGAGCCGTCGAACACCATCACAAAGGCACCGACGCCCGGCACGGTCGGGTTGGACGTGTTGTCGGCCAGGGCTGCGGCAGCCGGCAATTCTGAGTCGACGGTGACGGTACCAGAAACGGAGACGGTGCCGTCGACGGTCAGTGAACCGCCGCCGTCGCCGACGACGAATGTACCGGAGCCGGCGTTCGCCGTGACCGTCCCGTCGACCGTCAGTGAGCCGCCCGCGTCGGAGACGGGCTGGGTCGTCGTGCCCGTGGGGTCGACCCGGACCGGGTTCGTCGACGTGCCGCCGGCCACGGAGCCGCCGGACGCGGGCAAGAGGATGCCGACCGCGGCGACCGTGTCGGTGCCCGCGCCCGTGTCGTAGTCCTTCGTCGTGAGCTCGGTGTCGACGGTCACGGTGCCGGCAACGCTAGATACCGCAACGGTACCGTCGACTGTCAACGAGCCCCCGTTGTCGTCGACGGAGACCGGCTCGTTCAGCGTGACGGCCTCGCCGTCCAGCGTGACCTTGACGTCGGCCGTCTGTCCGGCGCCGCCGGTGACGGTCACGACGTCGGTCGACGTCAGGTCCCGGATGTCGAGGTTGGTCGCGTCGACGGTCAGGGACCCGCCGTTGTCGTCGACCGAGACGGGCTCGGTGACGCTCACCGTGCCATCGACCGTAAGCGATCCACCGCCATCGCCCACGACGAAGGTCCCGGAGCCGGCGTTGGCCGTTACCGTACCGTCGACGGTGAGCGACCCGCCCCCGTCGCCGACCACAAAGGTCCCCGTGCCCGCGTTGGCGGTGACGGTGCCCGAGACGGGCTGGGTGACGGCCGAGCCGTCGACGAGGAGCGTTCCGCCGGCCGAGCAGCGGAGGGCGCGCGCAATCCCGGGGATCCCGTCGGTCCCGATGAGGAGTGTGCCCTGCGAGTCCGTGGTGATGGAGTCACCGTCGTCGAACTCGGTCCCGCCGGAGGCGCCGCCCGACAGGATGTCGACCTGAAGATGCCCGTCCGAGTCGGTCGAGACCGCCGGGTAGGACGTGCCATCGAAGCCGTGCGCAACGACCTTGAGCGCGCGGGCGACCGCGTTGTAGACGCGGCGAATTACGGCCCACTGGCGATCGCCGTCGGGCGTCGAGGCGCCATCGGACATGGCTTACTTTCTCCGGGCAGCGTAGTCGACTGCGCGCCGCAGGGCTTCGATGGCGCGCTCGGCGTCGGAACGGCCGAAGCCCGCCGAGATCAGGACCTCGACGAGCTTCGGCTCGGTAAACTTGACGAAAGCCTCGCGCGGGAGCCCGGGCACCTTCGGCATATACAGCCCGAGCTCGAGCGTCACGGCGTCACGTCCAGGATGTCGGCGGAGGCCGCGATCGAGACGGCCGTGATCGACGCCTCGCCGAGCGCGGCGTTGAGCGACTGGTTGGCGCCTAGTACGAAGCCGCCCTGACCGAACTGCACGTCACGAACGCCGAGCGTCGGCGCCGCGGAGGCGGCCGGGACGATCAAGGAGTAGAACGTCGACCCTGAAATCCCGTTGCGGAACGTGACAGTCTGGTTGGCATCATCGGTCGAGGAAAGCTGCACCCCCGTCAGACGAAGCCGCTTGCCGTCGCCCGGCGCCGGGATGACCACGACTTCCGTGGTCCCGTTGCTGGCCTTGAAGCCCACAGCGCCGCCGGGGTAATTCAGGCCATTCTCTTCGATGCGAGTGGGCATTCCGGCCTCCGTTAGATCGGGGCGACGACTTCCTCGATGAGGGCCGACGCGCCGATGTTGAGCGTGGTGATCGAAGCCTCACCGAGCGCCGCGTTGAGCGACGCATTCTCGCTCAGCACGAGGCCACCGCGCGGGAACTCGATGTCGCGGGTGAAGAACGACGGCGAGGCGTTCGCCCCATTCACGAGGAGCGAGTAGAACGTGGCCCCCGAGATGCCGTTGCGGAACGTCACCGTCTGAATGGCATCATCGGACGAGGAGACGTGGAGCGACATGATGCGGAGCCGCTTCTTGGCGCCGGGCGCAGCCAGCACGACGACCTCGGTCGTGCCGTTCGACGCCTTTGCGCCGCACGTCGAGGACGGATAGTGCGCCTGATCGACGAAACGCAGGTTGGGCATGGTACTCTCCCTTCTTCTAGTGGTACTCTCGAGCGACGAACTCTCAGCCGCCCATAAGCCTGTCGAACATGGTCAGGAACTTGTCCACGACCTCGAGCCGGCGCGTGTCCAGCCCGCGGCCCTTCATCTCGCGCGTCATCAGGCCTAGGACGCCCGGGAGCTGGTCGAGGCGCTGGCCGGCGACGGCCCGCAGTCGTGAGGCGATCGAGGGGACGAGCGGGTGCTCAATCGGAGCCCGGAGCGCCACCGCGATCGCATTCGACCAGGGCTGGAGCTGCTCCGCCTCCCACGCATCCATCTGCGCCTCCTCCACTTGCACGTCCAGCTCCGTCGCCGCGTGGTCCGCGTCCATCAGCGTCGACTGGAGCTGCAAGGTTCTCGGGTCCGGCAGGATCGACATTCGCATCTCCCTTCAAGTGCTCGAGCCACTCGCGCGCGACCCCGTCCCAGCCGAAGCGGGTCGCCAGGTCGGGCGTCCAGCCGCGGTCGGCCCAGGGCGTCTTGAGCGCCTCGATGAGCGCGGCGACATAGACGGCGCGGTCCTCGTCGTTCCACTCGGCCTGCATGTCCTGGCCGCCGAGCGTCAGAAACCGGCCCCAGACGACGGTCTCGGCCAGCGCGGTGAGCGGGACTGTGACCGGGTAGCAGCCCAGGGCCTGCGCCTTCATGGCGGTGATGCACGACGTCTCGGGCCAGTGCGTCGGGTAGGCCCAGACCTCGGCCTCGGCGAAGGCGCGGTGCAGGCGGTCAGCGCCGACCATGCCGAAGTAAGAGACGCCCTGGGACTTGAGCGCGGCGAGCTGGGCCTCGATCCGCTCGCGAAGCCGGCGGAGCTGGGGGCGGGACTGCTCGGCGCGCATGTAGGACGCCGGGAAGCCGTAGTAGACCTCGAGCGTCGCGCCCGGGATGGCGGCGCGGACCTGGGGCCAGAGGTCGAGCAAGATGTCGAGGCCGCGGTCGGGCGACGAGGCCCAGATGACGCGGCCAACCTTCTTGCCGGGCTGGGGATCGGGGCGCTGCGCGCCTCCCACCAGGTCGGCGAGCGGCGGCAGGCCGTTGCGCGTGACCCAGATGCGCGCGTCCGGGTAGTTTGCCTGGGTCAGCGCGGCGTGCGACTTCGAGAGGCACCAGACCTCGTCGAGGTTGCGCAGCTTCAGGCCCGGCGGGAGCTGGTCGTGCGCCCAGAGGACGCGGCGCCGACAGCGCGGGGCCAGGCTAGCGAAGGACTCGTACCGCCAGGCGACGAACAGGTCGAGCGCGCGGTCCGGGTCCCACTTCGCGTGGTAGATGTAGTGGACGCCGTCCCGGATCTCGTCGACCGGCCAGGGCCCATAGCACTCGACGTGGGCGCCGGCGCGGACAAGTTCGGGCGCCAGCCGGAGGACAGCCTCCTCGGAGCCGCCGATGCCCTGGCCGAGCGAGGCGGGGCCCCAGGTCGACGTCATGCCGCCGTCCCCGCCGCAGTAGATCGCGACGGTCGGCCGGCTGGCCGGCAGGTCGGGGAGAAGCCAGCGCGCGACCTCCGGGTAGTCCTGGACGGCGCGCGGGAGCGACTGACAGAAGGCGCGGCGGGCGGCCCGGTCGGCACCGCGCGGGCGGGCGGCCTCGAAGTCCTGCAGGTCCATCATGACGGCGGCGGCTTCGGCGGCCTTCAGGTTGCGGATCTCCTCGGTCAGCTTCTTGACGGCCTCCTGGTTGCCGGCGCGGTGGGCGTACTCGAGCGCGTCCTCAAAGGCGTTCATGCCCAGAAGGACGCGCATGGCGAGCTCGGGCTGCGGGCGCAGGAGCGCGCGGTTGTGCCCGATCGGGTCCCCGAGGAGCGGCAGGCCCTGCTCGTAGGTGTCCCGGTACCAGTACCAGGCTTCGTCCCAGCGGCCCTGGGCGGCGCAGATTTCGATGAGCGCGACGCGGGCGTCGGCCGAGCGGACCTGCTCGCCGAGCGACAGGAGCGCGCAGGAGTGGGCCGCGGACAGGTTGCCCATCATCAAGTTGCCCTGGGCGGCCTGCATGTAGAGGCGCTGGCGGCACCAGCCGTGCGGCTCCTCGGGGGCGAGGCGCATGGCCCAGGCGACGGCCTTGCCCGGCTCATTGTCGCCGAGAAGCTGGTCGATGTAGTGCGAGACCAAGCGGCGGTCCGCCTCGCGGCCGGCGGCGACCCGGCGACGGATATGGGCCTCGAGCGCCTTCCGGTTGCGCGCGCGCTTGGCGGCACGGTCGGCGGGGGACTCCTCCTCGACGTGGTGCTTGACGTAGGCAACCTGCGCGGGGATCGGGATGAGGCGCGCGTCCCCGCGGCTGGCGGACTGTAGCCAGAGCTCGTGGATCTCGAGTGGATCGCCGCTGGAGTCCGACCAGGCGCCCAGGGCGCGGGGGACGAGGCGTTCGCGGACCTGGGTGATCTTCGGCGCGTAGTCGTACTCGAGCATGAACTGCTCGTCGCCCTGAAGGTCGGGCGTGGCGTTGATGACGTCGAGGAGCTTCTCGGCGCCGACGAGGGAATCGTCGGAGTCGAGCCAAAAGGCGTAGGGCGTGCGGGCGGCGTCGAAGCTGGCCTGGCGCTGGAGCGAAAAGTTCCCGTCCCAGGCGCGGGAGATGACGCGCAGATCCGCACCACACCCCTTCTCTGCGAGTAGCGCAAGCTGAATCCGGACCGCTTCGCGGTCCCCAGGGTCGCAAACGATTACTACTTCGGAGACGAGGGGCAGGCACGAACTGATGGCGCGCGCGAGGCCCGGCTCGCCGCGCGAGATCATGCACAAGGTCACGTCGTTGCGGGTCAAACGTACCTCCTAGCTGATGATGCGACGGGTCGTCTTCGCCACGCGGATGAGGCTGATCTCGTCCAACACGATGTCGAGGATGACCGGGTCCTGGAGCCAGTCGCACGGACCGTCGGGCCCGGCGAACTGCTTGGCGATCGCCCAGTAGAGGCGCGCGGGGATCTGCAGCTTGGGCGCCCAGTTCGTCCGGCGGACGATCATGGCGGGACCCGTCTCGCGATACCAGCGTTGGACGCGGCGGGCCTCGCGGACGAACTGCAGGACCTCGCGGGGGTGGACCTCGAGCCAGATTTTGATGATCTGGTGGACAAGGTCGCGGATGCCCTGACGGTGCAAGCCGGCGATGTAGGGCGCGGCGTCAGCGACCGGCGAGATAGGCTCGGATCCGGGCATCCCGGTCTTCGAGCTGCCAGAATCGCTTGGTCCACTTGGGCATGAAGAACAGCCATCGGGTTCGGCCTGCTTCCCACCACCCGAGCCCGAGGTTGCATCCGGCACAGAGGAAGCCGCGGACGAACCCGGTTCGGTGGTCGTGGTCGATGGCGGGCTTGCGAGGGATGCAGCCGCAGATGCCGCAGCGGCCGAGGGCGTCGCAGACGAGTCGATCATACTGCTCCGAGGTTAGGGAGTAGGTCCGGGCGATGTACGAGTGCCAGGCGCGGCGCTTGTCGGCCGCGGACATCAGTACCGGACGGGGCGCGGGCGCTTCGGGCGCTTGCGCTTCTTCGGCATGTTACTTCTCCAGGTAGACGACAGCGCGACGCAGCAGGGCGGGGTCGTCGCGGAAGCGGCCTATGCCGACGTTGCAAGCGTCGCACAGGAGACCCCTCACCCTTCCCGTCGCATGTCGGGATCCTGCATCCACTTCGCATACAGGGCTGGACTTGTGCCTGACATAGAGCTCACCCTCCAAAGGAGGGGCGGCCGGGTGAGCGACCGCCCCTTAACACGACTCACAGCCGTCGCTGTAAGTCCTTACGCTGCAAGCTATTGCCCGCAGAACCACCCTCCCGATTTCGTGTGGCCGCCCGAGAGCGTGCCCTCGGCGAGGATCACGCCGTCCTCGGAGTCCGCGTTGTACGGCCGGCGCGCGGTGAAGGGCGGGGAGATCCACGCCTTCTTGAAGTCGCGGCGGTCGAACAGGACGAGGTACTTCTGGTTCGAGTTGCCGGAGTCGGCCGCGAGGTTGCGGTCGATATGGACGCGCGCGTCGACGAAGTCCGTCGAGTAGACGTCCACGCGGGCCGTGAGCGAGTAGTCCTCGCCCCCGAGCTCGCGCTGGACAACCTGGCCGAAGCCCGTGTCCTGCCAGCCGGAGAACCCGCCGATCCGGCGCTTGAAGACGTCGCCGCAGAGGATGTCAGAAGACTTGACGCCCTGCTGCCATACGGTCTGCGCGATGTCGTTCAGAAGCGACTCGGTGAGCGTCACGTCGGTCGACCGCGACCAGAGGCCCGAGCGCGAGAGGATGTAGATGAGCCCGTCCATCTGGCGCGTGATGCTGGTGCCGAGCGTCTGCATGGACCCCTTGACGAACGACAGGTCCATGTCCGTCTTCATCTCCATCATGGCGGTTTCCATCTCGTCGAGGAACGGGTCCTCGATGGCGTGGAACGCCGTCTCCTGCGCGGTGCGGGTGACGGAGGGCGTCTTGCGGAAGATCTGCGTGTAGTTGACTTCCCGCGTGGTGACGTGCCCGACCTGGTTCACGAACGACGCACCTTCCTGGTGCGCGTTGTGCGATCGCGTGGTCAGCGAGCGGAGAAGCCACTCGTGCTTCGGGGACAGCGCCTTGCCGTCACCGGTCATGTTGTAGAACGGCGTGTCGGTCGGCGTGATCTGGAAGAGGACCTGCTTGACGTCCTCCTTCAGATGGTTGACGTAATACTGTACGAAGCCTTCGATGGCCATTCGTGACTACCTTACCGAGGGCGGGCGCCCCCGTTTCTCTCTTTGACCCACGACAGGCCCTTGATCGCGTCGCGGACGCCAGAGACGCCGGCGCGCTTCTTCAGGCCCTCGGTGACTTCGTCGCTCGGAGGGGCGGGCGGGCCACCAGGTCCGTACTGCCGGGACAGGGCCGCGGCCTCCCGCGCCTTGATCTGCGCGAGTTCCTCGGACACCCGACGCGCCTCGTCCCCCTTGACCATGCGAGCGGCCTCGGCGAACAGGTGCTGGTAGCCGGCGGGACTGGTGGCATACGGCTGCCCGTACTCCTGCGCGAAAACAGGAAACAGCTTCTCGACCGTCTGCCGGAGCGGCGACTGAGGGTCGGTGATGCCGTCGTCCTTGTAGAGCGCCATGATTCGACGCTCGGCGGCGGCAAGTTCGGCCTGGGCCTTCTGCTGCGCGGACAGCTCGGACTTCAGGCCGCCGACTTTCTCGTTCACCATCTGCTCGGCGATCTGACGCGCCCTGCGCTCCGCGAGCTCAGACAGCGCGCGGGCCATGACCGTCGGGTCGGGCGGCAACTTCGCGCCCGTCACCGGGTCGACCGTGCCGCTCGTCGCGATCGCGGCGAGCTGATCGTCCGGCGCCTGGGTCCAGTCGGCCCAGGGACTCCGAGGCTTGGCCTGCGCAGCCTGCTGCGTGGCGGTCAGCTCGGCGACGGCCTTGCGGAGCTCGGCCATCTCGGACTGACCGGCGTCGAGCTTGCTCTGAAGGTCCTGGACCGCGGCGATCGCCTGGTCCCGGGCCTTCTTCGCTTCCTCGCGCTGCGCGACAAGCCGGGCGATTCGATCGCGCCCCTTCGACGGATCCTGCGGCTCCGCCCCGGCGCCCTGCGCGGGCGAAACGGCGGGGGCGGGCGACGTCACGGGGTTAGGCATTCGGTCTCCTCTTGCGGGTTAGGACGAGAGGCCCCCGACGATGCCGGCGCCGCCGTCCCGGTCGTTGTTGCCGGGGGCTTGGACGCGGGCACCGCGGGTGCCAGGATTCGAGCCCGGACGGAACAGCGTCGGGCTCATGGGGACAGACTGCCCGCCGTCGCCGGCTCGGCGCGGACGGGGCTTCACCTTCTTCGGCATTCGTAGCTCCTACTGGTTCTCCTGGGACAGGCCGATCTGGGCGGCGATCGAGCGCCGGCCCTCGTCGATCATGGACCGCAGGCTGGCGAGGTTGCCCTCGATCCGCAGGTCCGTCGATCCGAACTCCAGGCCCAGCGCGAGGATCGCGCGCATGTCGGCGCGGGCCTCGTCGAGCTCGTCGGGTGACGTGGCCGAGAGGACGCGCGCGAGGCGGTCCCGGAAGCGAGCCTGGAGATATTCGACCAGGATGCTCCACTCCGGGGACGCAAGGACACGACAAACGGCCTCGCGCTTGGCGGCGAGGACGCGGGCTTCGGACTCGGCCGGACTGTCGAAGTCCGAGGGCTGCGGGTCGGGCATGCGTTCCTTTCAGGTAAGCTGTGGTGTGAGGGGCTGCGCCCCTCGGTCAGATGAACCCGCCGACGCCGTTGACTTCGATGGGCACGCCTCCCTCCTGGCCGGCGGCCAGGGCCTGCTGGACGCGGCCGGCGACCTGGCCGGGCGGGCCCTCGAGCGCCTGGGGCGGCAGGGTCGCGGGGCCCTGCGACTGGGCCTGGGCCTGGCGACGGGCGGCGACCTCCTCGGGCGTCAGGCGGCGGATCGCCAGGTCGGCGATGCGCGGGTCGATCTCGCGGAGGATGAGGCGGAAGACCTCGGCCGGGCGAACCTCGACCTCGTCGCCGAAGTCGACCCCGACCTGCGTCGTCTGGATCAGGAGGTTGGCGACGAGCTGTGCCTTCTGCAGCCGGAGGACGGGGGACTGCAGGGCGGCGGGGACCGGCTGGAAGTCGAACTGGCCCTGGATCTCATGGCGGGTCTGGCGAATGGGCGCCTCGTCGCCGGCGACCCGGATCCAGAGCTCGTCGGGCCCGTACTGAAGGTCGAGGGCCCAGAGCATACGGAAGACGCGCGCCCAGCCGCGGTGCCAGATGAGAAGGTCGGCGCCGACGGACTGCTCCTGGAGCGACGTCACGCCCGAGATTTCGGTCGCCGTCCGGGGGCGCGTGAGTCGGCCCTGGTCGGTGAGCGAGGAGTCGAAGATGCCGGCGAGGCGCTCGACCCAGCCGGAGAGAATCTGCTCCTCCCGCTCGTAACTGACCTGGGACGTGGGCACCTGGAGCGGCTCGAGGTCGTCCATGCGCTGAACCCAGTGGTACTGGCCGGGAATCCACTGGTTCGTCTGCGCCGCGAGGCCCGAGTTGATGCGCGCCTTGAAGGTGGGCGCGTTCGCGATCGCCATGCTGTTCAGCTTCTGGCGATGCTGCTCGGTGATCTCCCGGTCGAGTTGGTCGAGGACCTCGGGGATGCCGCGCGAGTTGTACCAGCCGCGCGAGACGTGCTCCCGCTTGATCTGGACGATCGGCCACTCGTAGAAGTCGAACGGGAGCTCGTAGACCTTGAGCGGGCGCTCGATCGAGGGGGTCCAGACGCAGACGCAACGCTCGGCCTGGCCATCGCGATCAACGTCGTGCCAGAAGAACGTCGTCAGGACCTCGACCTGCTCGCGGCTGTCGAGGCCGAAGCGCCCGGTGACGGAGGGCAGGCGGGTGTGGACGAAGTGGCGAGTCTGCGTCAGGTAGTCGAAGCGGACGATCGTCGAGACACCCGAGCCCAGCTCGCGGGCCTGCTTGAACTCCGCGACGGCGCGCTTGTCCCAGCCGGCGTCCTCGGCCTCCTGGAAGAACCGCTGGACGGGGATGCGCCGGCGCATGGTCACGCGCGCGGCGTCCTGCTCGTTGAGGGTCGAGGAGTTGACGATCAGGTCCTCGGGCAGGCAGGCAAAGAAGGTCGGCGTGTCGCGGTACACTTCGCGGCGTTTGATCGTCAGCGGCTCGGACTTGCCGGAGACGAGCCACTTGAAGATCGAGTCCTCGGTCGCGCGGTCAGCCTTGACGGAGGGGTCGAGGCCGTAGTGGAACCGGAGGAGGCGGCGGATCTCGGGCTCGCCGTCCTCGATGTCGCGCTGCGACAGGCGGGGGCGGCCGGTGAGCCGGAATGCGAGGTTCGCCTGGTCGTCGTCGAGCGGGTTCTTGCCGACGAGCTCGGCGAGCGGCCCGGGAAGGCGGTCGCGGTGGATGACCTCGCGAGCGATCCGCGTCCGGCGGTCGTAGGCGAGGCCGATCGTGACGTGGCCGTGCTGGAGGTACAGGTCGGCGGCCAGGTCGACTTCCTTCTCGGACGCTTCCATGCGGACGTCGATCAAGTGCTTCAGCCGGCGCTCGACCGACGCCTCGCGCCGGACGGAGTCGGGCGTCTCGCCGCGGACGGTGACGGGCGGGTCGGCGCCGAGCGTCGACTGGACATAGCTCGACTTCAGCCGGCGGATGGCGGTGTCGAGCGTCGGCATCGTGATCCGCGAGGCGCCCGGCCAGGGGAACTTCTGGCTCGTCGACTCGGCCGAGAACCGGCGGAGGAGGAAGTGCGCCTGGCGCTGGACCCACAGGTCGCGGGACTGCTCGTCCCGGTTGACCTTGTCGCGCAGGTCCTTCATCTCGTCCGGCGTGAGCGCGATCGGCGGCGTCGTAAGGTTGTGCGCCATCTAGGCTCCTACGGAACGAGTTGCCCGACCTCGGCTTTCGGCCGGAAGGTCGGATCGAAGTAGCGGACGTCCGCCATCGCGGCGTACCGGACGCAGTCCATCGGGTCCTTGCCGACCTCCGAGACCTTCTCGGGGACGACCAGGCCGGTCGCGTCCGGCTGATCCTTCCAGCAGTAGAACCGGAAGCCGCGGATGATGTTCGGGCAGGACTCGAGGACGAAGAGACGGCGCTCGTTGAGCAGCAGCTTGACCGCTGTGTGCCCGTCCTGGATCGAGTCGACGATGTTCGTCTCGAAGCACCGGCCCAGTGTGTCGAACTTGTCGCGGATCGACTCGAGCGAGACCACGCGGCGCTGGACACCGAAGTTCGGGTCCATGAGCTGCCAGACGGGCCGGAAGCCGCGATCGTCCTCGAAGCGCGTGAACAGGTCGTGGTAGTCCTCGACGTCGAGGTTCGAGGACTTCATGCGCGAGTAGTCGCCCTCGGGGTGCTCGGCGAAGAAGACGAGCTCATTCTCGGGGGTGACGAGGAACCAGGCGCAGAAGAAGGGCCGGCGGTCGTGGGGGTCAACGACCAGCCCCTTCGGGACGGTCGGATCCGCGACCAATCGCCGCATAGCTTCAGCAGCATCTCCGCGCAGGACGTGGATCCCTTCGTCGAACTGCTTGTAGACGCGCCCGGTGAGAGATTGCGGGCGCCCGTGGACGCGCGCTTCGTACTCATCGGGGTCGAGACCTTCCTTGAACTGGGCGATCTCCTCGGGCGTGAGGAACGAGTGCCCAGCGTCCATGTCAGCGGTGATGACTTCGCAGAACTTCCCGTCGGCCTTCTCAAACAACTCGTTCACCATCCAGGCCGAGTCCGAGCCGCAGGGCGTGGCAGCGAACGCGATCCGACCCGCGCCCTTGACGGCACCGCGGAGGCAGGCGGCCCACAGGGTCCGGGGCGGCGGCTCGTTGAACCCGATGAGGGTCCACTTCGTGCCCTCGAACTCCGTTGGGTCCTGGTCGTAGGACATCAGCTTCAGGACCCCGCCCGTCTTGAGCGTCCACTTGTGGACCCGGCCGTTGGCGAGCCGCGCGCGGCCGGCGGAGCCCGGCAGGATCTGCGAGGGCGGCAGGAACTTCTCGATGAAGGGCACGAGATCCTGGTCGGCGGCGTGCGTGAAGGACGCGCCGCAGAGCATCACGCGGGGCGGTCCCTTCGACTCAAGGACCTCGCCGGTCCAGGGCCGGTAGCCCAGGGCAACGGCGCAGGCTTCGGCGACCAGGGCCGTCGTCTTGCCCGAGACGTTCGAACCCGACATGACCCGGATGAAGGCGGGCGAATCGTGAAACCGGCGCTGAGGGTCGGTCCGCGGCCGATAGTCCTGGAGCGCGCGCTCGTTTTGGCGCCTCTCGAGCTCGGCCTGGACCTGTTGCGCCAGCGCCAGTTTCCCGATGTCCATTCGTTACTTGTCGCTCGCTCGCGAGCCCGGTCCCGTACCCAGGACCTGCTGCTTCAGGGCCTCGAGCTCTGACTTGCCTTGCTTGCGGAGGTAGAAGTAGAGCGCGGCCATGACCGCGGGGTCGAGCAGGAGGTTGAACGGGGGCGGGACAAGGGGCGCCGCGGCGTCCTTCGCGGACTCGGCCGACGCCTTGATCTCAGCCGCCCGGGCATCCAGCTTCGACTCGAGGTCCGCGGCAACCTTGTTGAAGTCGGCCAGGAGCACGACGAGCTCGGCCTCTTCTCTGGCGTCGACACCGTCCCGCCGGATGACCTCGATCGCGTGCGCGACCTCCTTCGCCCGCTTGAACTCGGGGTAGGACTCGATGCTCTCGGACGAACAGCCCCCGGGGATGGCCGGGACGCCGAGCAGAAGGGCCAGGGCGGCGACGATCGGCAGGTGCGACTTGAACTGCGAGAGGAACTTCATGCCTTCTTCTCCCTTACGAACTCGCCGAGCGACCCTACGAGCTGGCGGGCGAGCTGCTCGAGCTGCGCCGTGCTGGCTTGGGTCAGGTCGTTCCCGAGCTGTTCCTTGATGGGTGAGGCGGAGCCGACCAGGTTCAGGACCTGGGCCTCCGCCGACTTGTCGCCCTCCAGGGCCCGCTTCGCGACCTGGCGGACGACGGCCGGCAGGGCCGGGACCAGGTGGGCGGTCATGGCGGCGGTCAGCATGACGCGGACGGCGTCAGGCCGGTTGCAGAGCTCGATGACCTGCGCCGGCGACAGGCCCATCCGCAAGGCCACGCTGGCGGGGTCAGCGGAGGGCGCGGCGGCGCACAGGGCCGCGGCGAAGGCGGCGAGAGGGTCCGGGGCCATCCGGCGAGCTCCGATTCAATGGCGGGCCTCCCAGGGCCCTTCCCTGGCATTCGCGCCCGTACCATCTTAGAGCTGCCGGCGGCAGGACTGCACCAAAACGTGCAACTGTCCTCAAAAGTAGACACTGTCTCGAAATCTCGACATGTCCCCAAAAGTGGACACTTTTCTAACTTGCAACTGGGGTCAGAAATCCGCGAACTCCATACTGCGCCGGGGGTTGCGCGGGTGAGGCGGAGGAAATCTCTGGTGCATCTTGCCCGACGAGACCTCTATCTATTCGGATTGATTGCTTGAGGGGCTTTTACGCCTACAGGGGGAGAAACGTCCCCGGGGATGGGGGCCAAACATTCTAGCCACCACATCTAGTGGGTCGCCCCGCCCCCCACCACAAGCCACCCAAGTCCCCGTCCGCCTCGCCCTTGCGCCCAAGCCCCCACCCCGCCCGGACCTGGGGAGCCGAAGGCTCCCGCACCTCCTCCCTCCCTCCCTGTTTCGAAACGCCGGCGCCCGCGCTCGAGTGCCAACACTTTGTCCCGCCTGCGGGCCGCCGCCGCCGCCGCCGCCGCCCGGGCCGGGGGAGGTATGGGGGCCGAGTGTTGAGATTTCTCGACGCTTGGGAGAGGGAAACTGGCGCGGGCGAGATGTCAACGTGAAGTGGGGGGAGGGGGCGGCCTAAGTGGCTGTGGTCAAATACCTTACCTCGCCCCTCGATGGGGGGCCCGGCCCCCGTCTAAGTCGGCCCGGGCTCGGCACTAGTTAGGTCTTGGTTAGGGTCCCGCGCGATTGGCACGCCGCTGCGTAAGAGAGTAAGATGATGTCAGCCAGTGGGATGCCCGCCCGTGCATCTGCCCGCCTGCCCGCCTGCCCGCCTACCCGTGTGCCTGCCCGTGTACCTACCAGTGCACCTGCCAGTGTACCTGCCAGCGCAAGGAACGGCGTCCCCGCCTCTCATCCTGATAGAAAGAGCGCGGACGCTCAAGCCGCCCGCCCCGCCCGCCGACAAGAGGACAAGCGCCGACACCCCCGCGCCCTTGCGGACCCGGCGCGCTGGAGCCCTAGCCATGCGGCCCATGCCCTTCTACCGCCCAATCCCGCCCGCCCTGTCGGCCGGCCCGGCCGCGCCTCCTGTTCGAATGGATCTACTTGAAGCCCCGCGCGAGTACGATATCCCGCGCCATGCTCCCGGCCGCGAGGATCTCCGCTTCGCCGCGTACATGGCGCGCGCCGTCCGCCGTGATTGGACCCCTGCCGATCGGGCGCTCGCCAGCACTATCACCGAGGCCGAGGAGCGCGCTCGCTTGGAGTACGTGTCCGCACGCATCCTCGCCGCGCTCTAGCCCGCCCCGTCCGGCTCGCCCTCGCGCCCCGTCCGGCTCGCCCGCGACGGGGCGCTTTCGTTTCAAGCCTGTACGCACGGGGACCGCGAAGTGGGCCGGACCCGCCCCGAACGAGCCCGCGTCCAACGTAAGCTGAAGCGTCCGCGCCCTTGGCAGAATCCGCACGAATCGCCTTGACATCGGCGCGCGACGTGGTATCTTTCCAGTGTTCCGCCGCGAGGGGCGCGCGGAACGGAAGCGCAAGCGCCCCTCACCTAGATGAAAGCGCGCCTCGGCGCGCCGGTCGAAAGCGCTGTCAAGCGTGCGTGTAGTGGAGTATGCAACGTTGCCCCGAGCAGGCGATCCCACTAGGAAACGGGCAGCGCGCTTGACAGCGCCCTAAAACGTGGTAAGATGTCACTGCAATTCGCTCTCGCCTCCCGCGAGAGCGGGAAAGGCGCGAGCAATGCGCAAGCAATCGCTCGCGTTGAATGAGCCGCTCGCCGGAACGGCGCTTGATCGGCCGCTCTGGCTCGCGCCCCGCGTCACGCGGTATCTGTTGATATCGCGAGCCGCTGGGATCGAGCGCGCTGTCGGCGTGGAGCATACTCACGCTCTCGCCCAGGCGCGCGCCGATCTCTTCAACGCGAAGGTCCCGACGCAGTTCTGCCGTGTCGAGAGATTCTCGTGCGAACCGGCCGAACGTCGTGAGAGGCCGGAGCGCCGGTCGTCCGCGCGCAATCTTCATGCGTGGAGCAGCGCGCGATGATCCGGCTCGACCAAGAGGATTCGCTAGGCTAGCACGGGCACTCGTGACAACGCAGGGCGGTTGTCCATAGTCGCTCTGACGATGTGGACCACTAGTGCCCGATTTGCCGAAAACGTAGACGCGGCGTTCTTGTGGCGGGATGCTGGTTAACGCCCTACGCAGCCAGCCGTCTACGTTTGCGCGGATTGGTATTCCGCGCCTGAAGAGGCTACCAATGGACTCAGAAATGATCGAACGTGCACTGAAGCTAGCAAACGATACAGCGCTGCTCGAAGCGGTGGAAACTCGGCTGCTGATCTACACCAAGCCGGGCAGCAGAGCGCGAAAACGCGCGATCCGGGCGCTAAAAGCTGCCGTCCTGGCCGCCGGGATTCTCGACACAATAGACGCTCGTCTCGATAGATAGGTGAGACATGAAGCCGCTCTCGATGCGGCTCGACCGGGCGATTCTACAGGCCGCCGCGCGCCTCCGCTGGGAGGCTCGGCCCGATGCGCCGGACACGTTCGAGGCGCTCAGAGCCGCGCACGCGCGGACCGGCTTGGTCGTCGTGTCGAGCCTATACAGCGAGCGAACGATCTACGGCTCGCCGCGCGTTAACTGGGCGCAGCGTGCGCTGCATGATGCGCTGCACCTGAAGCACGGATGTGACTTCTCGCGACATGGAGAACTATCGTGCGCGGCGGAAGCGACCGTCCGGGCTGTTCGGCGCGGCTCGGATCGGGACTTGATGCGCGCCGATGCCATCGGGCAAGTAGAGCACTACTTCGCGTTTGGCGCCTTCCCGGCCGATCAACGTGCGTTCGTGCTCGACTATCTGGAACACGGCAGGCTGACTAGGAGCTTCGCATGAGATGACACCAACAGCGCGTCTCTACCGATTCGCCCGGCGCGCTTCGGCCGCGCCCGAATGGGCCGAGGACCTCGGCTGGTACGACCGGGCTCGGGCGCTCGTCTCGGATTGGGGACGCGAAGCGTCCCTGATTCAGCCCATCGTAGCGGCGGTCGTCTCGGTGCTCTCGCCCCAGGTCCCTTGGGCCTATCAACGCGAGAATACCGCGCGCTTCATCCGGGCCGAGCTTGACAAGCCCGGCTCGGGGCGGTATGCTGGTTACGGTACGAACGTCGCGAAGGCTCGCCAACTTTTGCGGGGCGCTTCGCCCGACCGCGTGCTGGGCGGCGAAAAGGTCCGCGCGTTCTACGCGGCGCTGATGGGCGACGACGGCGCGGTTGTGGTCGACCGGCATATGGCTAACGCGATGCGTCTCGGGCGGCTTGACCGGCGCGGCGAGTACGCTCGCGGCGTCGAGGCGGTCTGGCGTGTGTCGGGCCACATGGGTGTGGCGCCCGTGCGGCTCCAGGCCGCGGTCTGGTGTGCATGGCGACGAATCGAGGAGGTACCATTCTGATGGATACCGTGGACTTCATCATGCAGTACGAGTGCGGCGAGCTGTCCAAGGAGGAAATAATCGCGGGCTTCCAGGCGCTGATCGACTCCGGGCTCGTCTGGACGCTTCAGGGGCACTACGGGCGCGTCGCCCGGGCCTTGATCGAGGCGGGACACTGCCGTCGGGCCACGCAGACACGAAAGGAGATCGACGAATGAAGCGTTACCGGATCTACGTCGGCCGCGTAGGCGGCACCGGCCACGAGTCGAGCCGCTGGCATCACGAGGCCGTCACGAAAGCCGCGGCCGACCTGTTCCAGGGCTGCACGACGTTCGAGTCGGTCGGCGTCTGGAAGGGCATGCTGGAGCCGAGCACCGTGGTCGAGATTGTGGACATCTCGGGCGATGTAACCCGGCCGCAGATCGACCACGCCGCCACCGTGCTGGCCGAGGCGTTCCGACAGGACGCCGTGCTCGTGACGGTCGAGGAGATCGAGTCCGCGCACTTCGTGGGCGGCGGGCTCGCGAACATCTAGGAGGAAACATGGACGGCCAAGATACCAAACTGTCTGATCGTGCCCTGACGTGGGGCGGGATCACTGACATCAGGAACATCGAGCCGGGCTGTTGGCTGGGTATCATCGAGATCGGTGGCATACCGCATCACGCGCTGTTCGTGCAAGTCACAGACGAGCCAGACGGCGTCCAGAAGGCCGCGCACGAATGCAACGAGTTGTCGTGGGAGGACGTCTGTCGCCTCTACAACTATCCGTACTGCACGGTCGAGCTGCCGGGGGTCGAGGGAGATTTCGTTCTCGTCATTCACCCATACTCGAGGTAACATGACCAAACTGCAAAAGAGTCTCCTGGCTCTCGGCGCCTGTTCCCAGGCGATCGAGTGGGCCGCGTCGTTCCGCTCGCTGGCCGCAGCATGGCGGGCCTGCGAGCGGGGCAACTGGATGTGCTGGCTGGTCGGGAGGGTGTCCGGCGAACCCGGGTCGGCGGCGCGACAACGGCTGGGCCTGCTGTTACGGGAGACAGTAACATTCGCCGACCTCGCCGCCGACGCCGCCGACGCCGCCGCTGCCAAAGCCGCTGCCGCCACCAACGCCGCCAAAGCCGCTGCCGCCGCCAACGCCGCCGACCTCGCCGCCAACGCCGCCAACGCCGCCGACGCCGCCGCCGACTACGCCGCCTACGCCGCCAACGCCGCCGTCCTCGCCGCCAACGCCGCCGACCTCGCCGCCGACTACGCCGCCAACGCCGCCGCCGCCGCCGCCGGCACCGACGCCGCCATCTATAACGATCTCCGGCGTAAGGCTCTCGCGAGAATAGCGGACATCGTTCGGCGGCACTACCCCAAGCCCCCGAGGATTCCGAGATGAGTTATCGAGTCGACTACAAGTCGAAGCTGGGCCGGGCCGGGACCGTCGAGGTCGCGCGGCCCGAGGACGCACGCCGGGTAGCCAAGCGGGTCGTCCGGTCGTGGGACCCGCGCGACGACGTGATCGAGCTCCGATTCCTGCGGATGGACCGGATCAAGGCCGCGAAGCGGAAGAAGGTGCGCGCGTGACGCTCGCGGAGCTCAACGCCCAGGCGGGCCGAGCACTCGAACTGGAGGCGGCGGCCCGGCGCCTGTCGGGGCGGAACCTCGCCACGGCGCTCGTGCTGGCCGCGGGCGAATGGTCGAAGGTTCCAACGGGGCTGTGGATGCACCAGTACCCCTGGCAACTGGGGCGCCTTGACTTCGGCGCGGCCTGGGCCCCCGTCACTGTGGGCGGGCCGCTGCACGCCGAGACGAAGCGCGTGATGGAGGGCTTGAGATGAGCCGACCCACGAATCAGGAGCCCGCGCCGCTGCCCGAGCGGCTCGCGCGGGTGACGTTCTTCATCGATAGTCCAGGGCGCCCGGGCACGGGCCTGGCCGCCGCGCGGGCGCTTGTCGCGCTCGAGTCGGCGCTCGGTGAGGAGGGGACGCGCAGCGTCCCGCTTCCCGCCGAATGGGAAGGGATCCGCGGCGGGGCGGTGGTTATGGTCGAGGGCGACCGATGGATCGAGCCCGTATGGAACGGGACGGGCTGGGCGCCGTGCGACCAAGAGGCCGCCTTCGCGGCCGAATGGTGGCGCGGCATGGTCCGCTCGCCGGGCGGCCTGCTGCGGCTGTATCACCCGGACGGTAGAGTGACGAAATGGCGGTCCGCCTGACGGGCCGCGGAAAGGACGAGATGAGAAATGAAGCTCTATATAGAAGTGATGAAGGCGAGCAGCGATGGAAGATACCGGACCAAGGACCGCGACGTGTCAGCGAGCCTTCACGCCCTGACCACCGAAAAGGATTACACGATCTACGGTCTGTACTCACGCCGGGACGTTGCCATCGAATCTGCTCGTATGACGGGGCTGGGCTCCCAGTCGGCGGTCATCGAAATCGACACGACTGTTCTGTTCCCGTCGGAGATGACCGAGGGCGGCGGGCGGCTCATATGGACGACGCAGGGCGGGGAGATCACGTGATGCCCGGAACAAAGAAGCCGCGCCCGGTCGCACCGGACGTCGCCGAGCTCCGGCGCATCACGGACGAGCGGCGCAAGGTCAAGGCGGCGGGCCCGTTGGCGCGCGAGCTCCAGCGGCTCGGCGCGACAGTGTGGTTCAGCCGGTTCTACGGGTTCACGCTCTACGCCTCGATCTCGGTCGAGCGTATCAGGCAGGTGGCCCCGCTGCTCCGGGCGATTCGGAAGGCCGGCGTAGTGGGCAGGCCGACGATGCAGGACCAGCCCGAGCTGGCGCAGCGGGTGTGGAGGTACCAAGGGGCCTACGGCATCCATGTCATCGCCGAACTGAAGGCGGGGGCCAAGTGCCGGTTCGTGCAGGTGGGCACGGAGACGACAACGATCCCAGCGCGCGAAGAGACAGTCGAGACGCGGCCGGTCTACAAGTTGATGTGCGACGGATGACAGGAGATACTACCATGAAGACGAAGGACTTGGCCGCGCTAAGTGAGGCGGCGAGGATGT